GTTTCCCAGTCACGATCGAATGGCGATGGACTTTGAAAGAGTTATCGCATTTGAGCCAGTAGATAAACATCGTGAGTGTTGGTATACCAACATGGATGGTGTCGATAACGCTATGCTACGTCATAGTGCTTTAGGCGCTTCTGATGGCTATATTGGTCTCAAGAATTACACCTTAGGATCTCATGGTGATACATGCGTGTCTGACGACCTGGATACTGAAGTTGTTGCCACGGCTGAAATGACAACACTTGATCATTTAAATATACAAGATGTTGATCTAATCAAGATCGATGTTGAGGGCTTTGAACATAACGTACTCAGCGGTGCAATGAAAACATTACAACAGCGCCCTGTTATCATCATAGAACAAAAGACCAACCAAGACGCCCTACCTATATTGGAGCAGATGGGCGCGATACAGAGAGAGGTTATAAAGGGGGATTATATATATTCATGGGATTAGGCGATGATGTGATGGCTACCGCTATAGCATATGAGATGTACAAGAAGAATGGTGTTAAGGTGGCTATAGGAAACAAGAAGACACCTCAAGTCTCGCCCATATTTGAGAACTTGGATTTCGTAATTACACCAGAAGAGTACAGAAAACGAAGTATAGAACGTCAGTGGTTACACAACTGTCCTGGCCATAGGCATTATATAGATTACAAGACAGCCGGTGATATCAAGAAAAATAAAAAGTATGTGTGGAAAAAAGTAGGGCCTCTTAAGCCAGGGCATGTGGAGTTTGGCCCTTTAGAAAACATCAGAATGATACCAGAGAATTTTGTCCTTATAGATCCACATGTGAAGCTAGGAAGGGTAAACAAGAGTTGGGGTTTTGATAGATATACAGAGTTAGTAAGAAGATTTCCTGATATTAGATTTGTGCAGCCTTATTACGGTAAACCTATCTTACCATCTAAAAACGTATCAAGGTGGGAAACAAAAACCATTAGAATGTGTTTTCGCCTTATTAGAGATGCTGATTTAGTTATATGTAATGAAGGAGCAATCCATCACTTATCAGCAGCTCTTGGGACAAAAGCCATCGTTATGTTCGGTGGGTTTATATCTCCCGACGTAACAGGATATGACGGTCATTATAACATGTACGCTGGTGGAGAACCATGCGGCAATATAGCTCCGTGTGATCACTGTAGGGAAGCAATGGAATCAATAACAGTTGACCTTGTGGCAACTGTGACTGAATTGTGTTTAGCTGAAAAAGGATCTGCCTGTGTTTAAAATTACCAACCTATCCAACAACATCGCTCAGCCCACTTGGAACTACCAGACTACTGACACCTCCGACATCGTTGATCAACCGGGCTACTTCAACAAAGCCTGGATGAACGTTGAGCGGGGCGAAAAGATTGAGGTTCTGGCTGACTTCAGTGGTGATAACCTAAGCGTTGGCGTTTTCTACGTTGTCCATGTGAGTTCCGATGAAGTCGAGGTGCGTCGTTACGGGGACTGGCTTGATCTTGGTCCGAAGAAGCAAGAACCGAAATGGTCGGACAAGGAAGCTGAGATCGTCGCGGCAATTCGCAAGTTGGACCCCAAGGAGCATTTTACTGCTATCGGGAAACCCGACAGACGGTTCCTGAATTCCGAGCTTGGTTGGGCTGTAGAGCCCGATGACCTTGATCGGGTCTGGTCAACCATGGTTGCTGAACAGGAAGCTGCGTAATGGCCAGTGATGTATCGATTGTAAACAGTGCCTTGCGTAAGGTTGGATCTGCTGTAATTCAATCACTAACATCAGGTACACCTGAAGCAAATGCCGCGAATGATCTATATGATCCACATCGGCTTAAGTTGCTACGTTCCCACCATTGGAACTTCGCTACAAAGCGCGCCGCTTTGGCACGACTAGCAGCAGCACCGGCATTCGGCTTTGAGTACAAGTACCAAACCCCGTCAGATTTCCTTAGGATTGTATCTGTTCACCCAGACGACCAAGGTATCTCTAATATAGAGTACAAGCTTGAGTCTGATGATATTCACACAGATGCAGAAGAAGTTTATTTAAGGTACGTTGCTAACATTGTTGATCCCAACCTTATGTCGCCTGATTTCAGGGAAGCACTTTCATTATCACTTGCTGTTGATTTTGCAATATCGATTGCACAGAGCAATGTCCTCAATCAGAACCTAAGGGATGAATATCAACAAGTCCTTTTGCATGCCAAATCAGCTGACAGCATAGAGGATTGGGCAGAGGAAGAACCAGCTGGTTCATGGTGGGTTAGCAGGGGACGTTAATGGTAAAAGTTAACCCATACAGGGCAGCCTTCAATAGCGGTGAGTTATCACCACGGATGGAGGCGCGTGTTGATTTCGGAAAATATCCTAATGCTGCTGATCTTATGGAGAACTTCACCCCTATCGCTGAAGGTGGGGTTGTGAGGAGACCGGGCACCAAGTATGTTGCAGAGGTGAAGGATAGTTCAGCTTCTACGCGCTTGCGTAGTTTTGAGTTTAGTACCGATCAAGCTTACGTAATAGAGATGGGAAACCTCTATATGAGGTTCTACCGCAATCAGGGTCAGATTGTGGCACTGGATACTGATGCTAGTATTACTAACGGTACATTTGATAGCGATTTAACAGGATGGACAGACGAAGATACAGGCACAGGGGCATCTACCCAAAGCTCAGGAACAATGTCACTTAACGCTGGATCTTCTGGTGTCGCTTGGCGTTCTCAGTCAGTTACCATTGACGGCGCATATGACGAACAGGTTCATGTTTTAAAGTTTGATGTTATCGGTGACGCTGGCGACATCATAGAACTACAGGTTGGGACAACCTCAACAGGAACCGACATTGTTTCTTCTACTGAGTTCGGGGTTGGTTACCATACTTACGAGTTTACCCCAGGTGACACAAACACAACATTCTATGTTCAGTTTAGGAACAACGGACAGAACAAAGCCATATTTGTTGATAACGTTTCATTTCTTGATAATGTAGCTATTGAAATAACAACTCCATATGCAACTGCTGATCTGTTTGATATAGAAGGCCCACAGAACGCGGATACACTATACCTCTTCCATGAAGACTACCCTGTTTATACACTAACTCGCTCAGGGCATCACTCATGGTCCCTTGAAAAGGTGTTCTGGGTAGACGGTCCATATCTGGATCAGAACGTTACCTCTGTGACGATGACGCCAAGTGCGACAACGGGTAACGGGATTACGGTAACAGCATCTCAAGCTACGTTTGCTTCTACAGACGTTGGCAGGTTGATAAGGATAGACAATCCGGTCTCTGGTGTCGATTGGGGTTATGCTCAAATCACTGCATTTACTAGCTCTACCGTCGTATCAGCAGATGTGAAGCGTGATTTTGGCTCAACAAGCGCTGATGCCAATTGGGCGCTCGGCGCTTGGTCTGGAACCACCGGATACCCAAAGTACGGAACCATGTTCCAACAGCGCCTATGGGCCTGTTCAACGACATTCCAGCCCCAGCACGTGTGGGCAAGCCAGCGAACGATCTTCAAAGACATGACACCTGACAGTGACCCCAGCACCTCAGGCGTCTTTGACGGCACCATAGAGGCTGATGATGCTTTTGCCTATGAGATTGCCGCTGATGAGGTAAACGAGCCTGTGTGGATGTCTCCGGGCCGGGATTTGGTTATTGGAACCTCAGGCGGTGAATGGGTGGTCGGGCACAGCACATCCAATGCTCAGGTCACGGCTCTTGATGTGCAGATCACCAGACATACGAAACATGGCTCGGCACAGATTGCCCCGGTCAGAGTGGGGGATGCTGTACTATTCGTCCAGCGTGGCAAAAGAAAAATTAGAGAATTTGCCTTTAGGTTTCAGACAGATAGTAACCGTGCAATAGATCTGAACCAGTTGGCCAGTCACGTCAACTGTCCTGGTTTGATTGAAATGCATTTCCAGCACGAACCCAATAGCGTATTGTGGGCTATCAGGTCTGATGGTCAGGTCGCCACGATGACCTATCTGAGAGA